ACATGAAACCCAGCAAAAATATCTCTGAAAAAAAGCCTAACGAAGTAGGAGGGTTTTACTTCTCCTCTGGCATTAAAATATTTGATCCGACATCAAAAGAAGTTCTTCTGCAAAAAAGAGGAGACAACTAATGTCTATTATTAACATGTCATATAAAGTTGAAGGCTTTCTCAAGATTTACGACCCGAACGATGGGGAAGTTTTTGTAGATAAAAAGAACGCTATCAATTACGAGAACATGTCCGAAGCTATTGCAGATACCTTGAGTAGTCGAGGCTACGGAGAAATCTATCAGATGGCATTTGGCAACGGCGGCGCTAGCGTCGATCAGACCGGCGTAATTACATATCTTCCACCTAACGTGACTGGACAAAATGCTGCTCTGTACAACCAAACATACGCTAAGATTGTAGATGACACTAGTGTTTTCAATCTTGATCCAACTAGAAATAAAATGACAGTATCACATACTGTAGGAAACTTATACTCAGATATCGTAGTGCAGTGTTTGCTTGATTATGGTGAGCCAGCAGGACAGGCGGCGTTCGATAACAGCACGCAGACCGATTCAGCATACGTATTTGATGAAATTGGATTGTTAGCTAACTATGGTACAAACAATGCTGGTACAGTAATCACTAGATTATTGACTCATGTTATCTTTCATCCTGTGCAGAAATCATTAAACAGACAGATTCAAATCGATTATACAATTAGAATTCAAAGTCTCACGAACTTAGTAACAATTTAAGGAGTTTCAGAAGTGTCATATTCTATTTTACGGACAGATGGTACGTTATTAACAACGATTCCCGATGGTGTTATCAACACCACAAGTACTCCTTTAGGACTGCCCGGTAGAAACTTTGCCAGCTACGGTCAAGTTGTAGATACTAACTTTGTACACCAACTTGAAAATTTTGCTGATAATGTTGTCCCTTCAAATGCTATTAGAGGGCAATTATGGTATGACACGGATTCCCCACCCGTAGGAAGTACTGGTGTTCTAAAAATCTGTCCTGCTGACGGTGAATCAAATTCGGCTAATTGGTATACTGTACTAACACCGCAGTCAATCAGTAATCTTACGCTCGACAACCTTATTGCTACTGCTAATATTACAGCAAACAATGCAGCTATCACTAATAATGCAAACGCTAATGCAATCAGTACAAATTACCTAACGGTAAATGTCAATGCTAACATAGCAAACGCTAATATCACCGGTATCACTTATGCTAACACTGTCAATACAAGAGTTATTACAACTGGTACTAGATCAACACTAGGGAATATTACCGGAGCTTGGACAATCAACGGTCAAGGTACTGTTAATAGTGTAGCAGTGACAAGTCTTTGGGTTACTGGCGGCAACTTAGTCATTACTGACCCTTCAGGTGTTACCGGCATTCGCACTGATAATTATATGTATGCAAATGGCGCAGCGGTAGACTTCGCCGGATCTTATACTAATTCAAACGTTGCTGCCTTTTTACCTACTTACGTAGGAAATGTGGGCGAGGTAGGCAACCCTACGATTTTCAATGGTAGAACTCTTACTACCGGTTCTAACACAACAACCGGCGAACTAACAGGCAACTGGACGCTTTCTGCTGGATCCAAACTCAACGGATTGAGCGGCATTAGCGCAGCTAATATTGTCGGCACAGTTGCTAATGCAACGTATGCTGATACTGCCGGCGCTGCCTTAACAGCAGGGACAGTAACAACAAACGCACAACCAAATATCACAAGTGTCGGTACATTATCTAGCCTTGCTGTTACTGGCAACGTAACCGCAGGAAATGTTTACGCTAATAGTGGTGCTATTGGTGCAGCATTATTAACCGGTACATTAACAACTGCTGCTCAACCAAATGTTACTTCTCTAGGGACTCTAACAGGACTTACTGTTTCGGGAACAACTTCACTTAGTGGCGGCCCAGTTGCTTTAGGGTCAAACAGCAACGTAAGTATCACTGGCGGCTCCGCCGGTCAAGTATTGTCAACAGACGGATCAGGTGGACTAAGCTGGGTTCCTACCGGAACAGCCACAACAGCTATTACGGTTACTGCTAATGCTCAGCCTAATATCACATCTGTTGGTACATTAAGTAGTCTTGCTGTTACTGGAAATATCTCAGCCGGCAATGTATCGGTCAGTGGAATATTCGCAGGTAATGCCGCGGGATTGACTAATGTTCCGGCTGCAAACATTGTGGGGACAATTGCTAGTGCGACAAGTGCAACAACAGCTACTTCGGCCACTACAGCAGGCACAGTAACAACTGCTGCTCAACCTAATATCACTTCACTTGGTACTCTTGCATCATTAGCTGTAAGCGGCAATGCTACATTTACCGGACAAGTAGTTAATCTAGGTACTGTTGCTAATCTCAGAATTACAGGGGGAACTGGCGGCGAGGTGTTGACCTCAACTGGCAGCGGCGGACTAACTTGGACATCAGGTGCCGCAGCCACAACAGCTATTACGGTCACTGCTAACGCACAGCCAAATATCACAAGCGTTGGTACACTAACATCACTAGCTGTTAGTGGCAACATTACTGCTGGTAATGTAACAGTTAGTGGAAGATTTGTCGGTAACGGAGCTGGATTAACTGGTATTGCTGGCAGCGGCATATCAGGTCAAGTTGGCAATGCTCTTACAGCGGGTACAGTGTATTCAAACGCTCAACCAAATATCACCAGTGTTGGCACCTTGTCATCGCTAAGTGTTAGCGGTAACATAACCTCAGGTAACGTGACTGCTACGCACTATGGTAGTGGTGCAGGACTAACAAGTATTCCAGGCGGAAATGTTACTGGTACTGTTGCAAATGCAAGCTATGCTACTTCAGCCGGAACAGCATCTTCAGCAACCACTGCTAGCACGGCAACATCTGCAACTACTGCTACCAATGCAAGCTTTGCTACTAGTGCTGGCAGTGCGACAAGCGCAACTACAGCAACCAGAGCCGCAACAGTAACAACTAATGCTCAACCAAATATTACATCTGTTGGTACATTATCATCATTGTCCGTTTCGGGAGGAGTAGGTGTTTCAGGAGCGTTGACCGCAGGGTCAGCAGCTATTTCAGGAGCATTAACTAAAGGTGGTGCGAGTGTACTAACAGCAGCAGATTTTACAACAGCCGGCTCCGGTGCAGCAACAGGATGGACTCGTTTACCTAATGGATTGTTACTGCAATACGGCACTGCATTCGTGACTAGAAAAGCTTATACTAACGTTTTTTACCCGATATCATTTTCTAGTTTTTCTATTGCGGTCTGTAGTGGGTCTACTCAGTCAAACGGTGACGGTTCTCAGGGCGCTCCGGGCGTTACTAGCACTACTACTTCCGGTTTCACAACATTCTTTGGTACTGATGGTGGCGGCAGCGGAATTACGATTCAATGGGTAGCAATCGGATATTAAAATGACAATTTACTACAGTCCAATTACCTCAGGGTTTTATGATACTGAAGTTGTAAAATATCCCGTGCTGCCCGACGATTGTATAGAAATTACCGTTGAGGAACGTGATGAATACATTAATGAAATTAATAATCACGAAAATCAATTGGTAGTAGTTGATGGAAAATTAGTTTTAACCATTAGAGAAAGAATAATAACTTGGCAAACGATAAGATTAGATCGTAATGATAGATTGAATAGTAGTGACCATACCCAAATAGGTGACTACCCAGGAAATAAAGAAGCTTGGTCGACTTACAGACAGCAACTTAGAGACATACCGCAAACTTTTGCTACCCCGGAAGAAGTGATTTGGCCAGAGTCGCCAAATAACTAAGCGAAAAAAAGTAAGATAAATAATTTGACGGAGAATTTTTAAATGGCATATACAATTGTAAAAAGCGACGGAACAGTATTAACGACCATCGCTGATGGTACAATTAACACAACTAGTACTTCTTTAGGTCTGCCTGGCAGAAGTTTTTCAGGGTACGGTCAAGCAGTAGATACTAATTTTGTACATCAACTCGAAAACTTTGCATCAGCAACTCCACCGCCCAATCCTTTGCGCGGTCAACAGTGGTTTAATACTACCAACAATACAATGTACGTTTGCCCGTCTGACGGAGAAGCTAATGCTGCTGCTTGGTTAGCACTAACATCGACCGCATCAGGTGGCTCTACTTCATTCGGAGAAATTACTGTTTCCGGTTCAGTGTCAGCTAACAATATAGTTGCAACTAACGAAATTTCTGCTACTACCCTCACTTCAAGTTATTTGACTATATCAACTCAAGCAAACATTGCAAATGCTACATTAAGTGGCACAACAACTATTGCAAACTTAAACACTACCTCTATTACAACAGGTAGTGCAACTACAAACGGTAGTTTGACAGGTACTTGGAGCTTAAGTGGATCCGGTATTGCTAACGGAGTTAACGGCACTGCACTTTGGATTACGAATGGCAACTTAATGATATCCGGCGCTGGCAGCGTAGGTATCGTAACAGACAACTATTATTTTGCAAACGGTGACCCAATCTCGTTTACTGGAACATATTCTAACTCTAACGTGCAATCATATTTGCCTACATACGTTGGTAATGTCGGTAGCTTCGGTGGCGCAACTGTGTTTAACGGTAGAACTCTTACTACCGGTGCTAATACGACCGCAGGAAATATAACAGGTAACTGGATCTTAACTGCTGGTTCAAGAATTCAAGCTACTTACGCTGACCTTGCAGAACGATTTGAAGCAGACCAAGAATACGATCCAGGTACAGTCGTTGAACTGGGCGGCGAAAAAGAAGTAACTGCGGTAAAAGATGATCTATCAGATAAAGTATTTGGTGTTGTTTCACTGACTGCTGCTTATATGATGAATGCAACTGCCGGAGACGATGCAACCCACCCAGCTATTGCTCTTGCTGGTCGAGTTAAGGTTAACGTAATCGGTAAAGTAAATAAAGGTGACAGGCTAGTAAGCGCCGGTCAAGGTAGAGCCCGTGCAGCTAAATTAGGGGAAGCTAACGCTTTCAACACCGTAGGTAGGGCGCTTATTGATAAATACACTGATGATGAAGGCTCAGTAGAAGCTGTAGTCACAGTGAGATAAGGATTTAGAATGACCTACGCACAATTTGGCACAATTCAGGCAGCAGATTTTAATACGTTAGTGGGAGGAAATCCTACTACTACTGCTAACACTTTAAATGCAACTTGGGCAACCGGCGGCACTAATGCTGGTTATGGTCAAACTGCTGTGAGCAACGTTACTGCTGGGACTAACATCCTAGCTAGTACTCAATGGTCATCACTAGTATCTAATACAGCTAGCGCAGCATCACATCAAGGCTCTAGTATTACAAGTGTTTCTGTTCCGGTTGCCGGCGGGACTATTACTTACAATGCAGCCATTCCTACTAACTTGACAACTATCTATACCAACAGATTAAATGCAACTGCACAAGGATCAACAACTTCAAACACTGCTACTAGAGGTTCTACTTGGTCAAATCAGTTGACATTTACTCACACTGCTACTTTTGCTAGTGGTAATGCAGCACGTTACTTCTTTAATGCCGGTGGCCAAATCAAGATGACAGTATCACATCCAGGCGCTTCTGGCA